TCTTAACAAATAAAACAAAACCACAAAACCACAAATGTACAAAATAACAGTTCATTTTCACGAAAACACAAGCCGCAATGGCCACGATTACCAATACGACCAACAATTTGACACCTTCGATGAAGCGTTGAGGGCTATTGGCGAGAAAAACGACCAAGACTTTTTCCCTCACTTTGAAGGTGAGGGCGAAGAAAATAATTGGGAAGGCAACGGTATAATTACGCATGTATGTGATTGCGACGGCCACACAATTTACGAGCGTGGCGAAAGTCACGTTGACTTCACAGACTGGACGGAATCAATCGAAGAACTGGAAAGCGAGGACGTGGACCTATGAGAAAGTACATCGTAATTCGCGCCAGCATGACTACTACAATGCCCGGTGGTCGGTGGAATGGATTCATGGGTGAGCATGAGCCATTCGAAGCGGAGTGCGGCGATCCTTTCTTCGCGCCGATCCCAACACTCGCCCAAGAACGTGCGCGACTCCGCGCAGAAATCCGGTTCACGCGGTTCAAACGTTACCGCGATCTAAAAAAACAGACGGAACTTTGTCTTGGCGATACGCTGGAACTTCAATCTTTACGAAAGGAATTCGAATGCGCTCCTATGGCTCCGATAGAACGGAGTCCGATTAAATTTCGGGAACCCGAATACACCGATCTCGACGGCTATGACCGCGAAAGAGACGAGAGGTACATGGATGCGTTCTGAACACCTGCTGGAACTCCAATACCGAATACAGGTGGCAACCCCGATCACGCGGAGCTATTTGATACAGTTACAAAATCTAATTTTCAGGGAAATAATTCCCGCTTAACCAATCGAAAAATAAACGAACATGCTAAAGATCACAAAGGCCACCGAGCCTCTAAACATTACGACAATAGTTACCTGCATTTATGGCGCACCCGGCGTAGGTAAAACATCACTGGCGAGTTCCGCAAATGCTCCGCTCCTGCTGGACTTCGATGCAGGTTCCCACCGCTCCGCATTCCGAAAGGATGTAGTGCAAGTTGCCGCGTGGAATGACATTCAGGGACTTACACGCGAGGATTTGGCTCCGTACAAAACGATCATCATTGATACAATAGGCCGCGCACTCGATCTACTCAGTGCCGATATTATCAATGGCAATTCGAAGATGGGGCGGAACGGTTCCTTGACCTTACAGGGATACGGCGAACTAAAAGGACGGTTCACACAATGGCTGAAATATCTCCGTTCCTTCGGGCTGGACATTGTTATCATAGCTCACTCAGCCGAAACGCAACAGGGCGATGTGACCGTTGACCGAATAGATGCTCAGGGTTCCAGCAAGAACGAAGTGTATAAATCTGCCGATCTTATGGGACGGCTCTCATTCGAGAACGGGCGGCGTGTCCTGAATTTCAATCCAACGGATACCGCGTTCGGTAAGAACCCCGGAAACATTGCTCCGAGCGCAGTTCCCGATCTTGCTACATCGCCGGACGCTTTAGGTTCCATTATCTGGGATGTTAAAAATTCCCTGAACAAAATGGATGCCAAGAATTCAGAAGCCCGCGATCTTATCGAACAGTGGCGCGTGTGTTTGGACTCCTGCAAAACTGTTGACGATTTTAATAACTGGCTCCCGAAGGCTAAGGAAACCGGGAACAAATCTATCTCTGCTATGATGCTTGCTGCTGCGAAAAAAGCGGGATTCAAATTCAACAAGGCGGCGGGAATCTTTGAGGTGGTGGCATGACGCATATTAAAATAGCATCAAGATTCGATTCGAATGAAGTTATCTACGAAGGAGAGGCAGAATCGCTAAAAGGTTTAATCGGCACTGCGGTTAAGGCGAGAGCCGATCTTTCGGGAGCCGATCTTACGAGAGCCCATCTTTCGGGAGCCGATCTTTCGGGAGCCGATCTTACGAGAGCCGATCTTTCGGGAGCCGATCTTACGAGAGCCGATCTTACGGGAGCCCATCTTTCGGGAGCCGATCTTACGGGAGCCCATCTTTCGGGAGCCAATCTTACGGGAGCTTATCTTACGGGAGCTTATCTTTCGGGAGCCGATCTTTCGGGAGCCTATCTTACGAGAGCCCATCTTTCGAGAGCCAATCTTACGAGAGCCCGTCTTTCGGGAGCCTATCTTTCGGGAGCTTATCTTACGGGAGCTTATCTTACGGGAACCCATCTTTCGGGAGCCCATCTTTCGGGAGCCAAAATAAAAAAGCTATACACTTTCTGGCTGTACGCTTATCAGACGATCGCATTTGTGACCGAAGAGGGCGAGCGTCGAATCGTCATGGGCTGTCACAATCGCTCTCTTGCTGAATGGGAATCGGACGAATGGAATAACGAACGCGAGTTCCCAAACGATAAAAGCGAAAGAAGTAGACTGCGGCATTTTGCACTCGAAACGGCAAAAAAATGGTTGGAGGAATTCGGCAATGATTAGACTCTCAGTAACCGATCTCGATCAATATCTGTATTGGTTGGAACTTGAGGGCGCTGGACCGGAATGGCTCATTGATCGACTTACTATCTTTGAGCCGAGTCCGGCAATGGCGGCAGGTTCAGCCTTTCACGGTGCGCTGGAACTTCTGACTAACTCCGTATCGCTCCTTGTTCACGATGGATATAAATTCAATATCCAATGTGACGCAGAGATTTCACTGCCGGCACAGCGCGAACTCAAAATTGAGCGCGAAATACTTCCGGGAATAGCTCTCGTGGGTAAGATCGACGCGCTGGACGGGAACCGAATCGTTGACTACAAGCTCACGGAACGATTGGATGCTGAACGTTACATGGACTCGATGCAATGGCGGGCGTATCTAATGCTGTTCGAAACAAACGAATTCGAATACAGCATTTTCGAAGGTTCGCCGGACCGAGGCAGTACAACGCGTTACACAATTCGTGACTGGCATTCACTACGATTCTATTCCTATCCCGAAATGGGTGCGGATGTGAAGAAAGTAGCGGTGGAACTTGCGCGGTTTATTGAAGCTCATAAAATAACAACCAAAAAATAACAACCAAAATTAGTTGAAACTTTTATGAAACCCATGTCGTTTAACCATCTGACAACAGAATTATTTACGTACCAGCGTAAACCAAAAAGTGTTTCGATTCGTCCTTTAGAATCCATTCGCTCCGGTGCTGGTACACCGGGCGGGTGGATTTTTTTTATGCCCGGCGTAGCTATTGTGACACCGTTCGCTGCGTTATCTAAATCAAACGGGAAGATCAGCAATCGGTATAGGTTGCATTCTCATAGCTCATGTTCACATCGCGCAAAAATTCCGGGCAGACGGTTTAAGCTCCGTTCCGGGGGTTCAGATGAAATATGTCGGTGCGCGTGGCAAACAGGTTCTACTACCGACCGGACGACCAATTCCGGTAAACATGAGGGGACGACCGGGGACGCTCCCTGCCATTCTGAACCCTAAAAGCTATTGGTGCATCCGATTCATTCGGAACTAATTTTCACATTCAATAATAAAAACACAACAATGATAATTGACGGCATCGAATACAAACCAGCACATTCACCAGATCGAAACATCCGAATCGTCGTGTTACAACGTGGCTGGGTGGTGGTGGGCTTTTATGAGCGTGACGGTGATAACGTTACGCTTTCAAATGCCAGCATCATCCGAACGTGGGGAACTACTAATGGATTAGGTGAGATCGCCAAAGCGGGGCCAACATCGAAAACGATTCTTGATCCAAGCAACGGCGATATTCAGTTCCATCGCCTCACGGAAATTTTAACCCTTAATTGCAACGAAGAAAAATGGATGAAATACTGCTAAATAAGGGAGAGGAGTCTCAATCTTCCTACGGCGACGGCTACGGCGGCGACGGCTACGGCGGCGGCGACGGCTACGGCTACGGCAACGGCAACGGCAACGGCGACGGCGACGGCAATGGCTACGGCAACGGCGACGGCTACGGCGGCGACGGCTACGGCTACGGCAACGGCAACGGCGACGGCAATGGCTACGGCAACGGCGACGGCTACGGCGGCGACGGCTACGGCGGCGGCGACGGCTACGGCAACGACGACGACGACGGCGACGGCGACGGCGACGGCGACGGCAACGGCTACGGCAACGGCTACGGCGGCGACGGCTATTAAAAGTTTTCACGTTATCAATCAATCTTAAAAATGAAAAAAGGAAAAAATACGGAAGCCCTCGCCATAACGCTTGAGGCAAACAAGGCGGTATCTGTTGCCGGAAGGTTACAGACACACGTTGACAATATCACTGGACTTCTTACTATGATCGCTGAGAACTGGCTCAAGCTCGGCGAGGAACTCTTACAAATTCGGAATGAAGGCGATTTCGCCGGAACTTTCGAAGAGTTCGTGAAAGACACGTTCAACAAGACTCGCGGCTGGGCGTATCAATTCATTCAGGGTTACGAGGCTCGTTTGTCTCTGCCTGAAAGTGAACATCATGTTATACAGAACCCTCGGCAAGCCTTAGCACTGGCGGCGGCTCCGCTCGAAAAACGAGCGAAGATTATTGCAGAGGTAAAAGATTCCGGCAAGCCAGTAACCGCTAAAGCGATCACCGAGGAAACCGCGAAACAAAAAGCGCAGGATGCTCCGGTGTTTGAACTGGACGATCTCGGCAATAAAATTCCACCGGAAATCCTTCCCGAATGGAACAGGGCAAAAGACGAAGTGAGGGAAGCTCGTTCTCGCATCAGCGCAGTTTCACTATGGTTCCGTGACGGGCTGGGTGACGGCAAGACGAAAAAGCGCGATCCAATATTCCGGGCCGTCGCTGCATCGAACGCGAAACTATTCACGGACATTAAGAGGCAGATTGCTATGGTTGACCCATACGCCGTTTGTCCGACGTGTAAAGGCTCCACGAGGGTTGACGATAAAAAGTGCAAGCATTGCATCGGCACGGGGTTCATTTCGAAATTCGAATACGAACACGCCGGGCAAGATGCTAAGAAAACCAAAGAGCCTAAAGTCAAGGAGCCAAAAGTTCCGAAAGAATCCAAGACCAGCATACGGTTCGCTAAATTCATTCACGCGGCACACGGCAACGATCCGATTTCTATTTCGTGGAATTCGGATACAGAGCGCGGTTCGTGCGAACTGAAAGACGGAACTTTGCTTGCATTCGAGGAAAAGGATGGCGAGTTTAAGTTAGTGGAAACGCAGGACTAAAACCTATTTGAAGGCGAGTAAATGGAACTCCGAGAGCGGCAGCGAGAAGCGATCTATGGCGGCGAATTCGGCCCCGGCATATTGAAATGCTGGGACGAAAACTATTCCGGCCCGGATGCAACGGGAACCGGAATCATCGGTGGACAGAGTACGCTTGTCGTTGCCGCGACGGGGTTTGGTAAGACAGTCTTATTCGCAGGTGTTGCGGATATTTTACTGAGGCAAAACGCAGGTCGCGTTATGCTTCTCACGCATCGAGATAAGTTACTGTGGCAGGCGCAAGATACGTTCGAAGCGTTCGGCTATCAGTGCGATGTTGAGATGGGTGAATTCCGAGCGGACACGGCGCAAATGTTCAGCAGGGAAATAGTTCTAATGACCGTTCAGACCGGACGATCAGGGAAAGGTGAGAAGCGGTACGAGAAGTTCCGTCCCGAAGAATTTGCATTGGTTATTGTTGACGAAGCGCACCATTCGGTTAGCAATGAATTCCTAGAAATAATCAATCACTTCAAAAAGAATCCAGACTGTAAGATTCTTGGAGTGACCGCGACACCGGACAGGCATGATGAAAAGGCATTGCGGAATGTTTTTGGCAGCGTGGCATACGTCTATGGCCTGCAAAGAGCGATCGGCGACGGCTGGCTTTGTCCTATCGAAGTTCAGTTCCACGAATTAGAGAGCTACGATCTAACGAATGTTAGGGCGCGTGGCGATGATTTTGTTCAGAGGGAACTCGAAAACGAATTACTGAAACACGTTGCGCCATGCGCTCAAAGGTTGTATGAAGTTACGAAGGAAGAACTAACGCTGCATTTTTGCGCGGGAATTGAGCAGGCGAAAGCAATGGCCGACGCGCTGAATGCGATTCGCCCCGGAATAGCTGCGTATGTTTTGGGAACGACACCGGACGAACAGCGCGTAGGAATTTATCAATCGTTCGTTCCCGATGGGAACATTCGATATTTGATAAACGTAGGGGTAGCAACGGAAGGATATGACAACCCCTACATCCAGCACGTATCACTCGACAGGCCAACCAAGAGCCGTTCGCTCTTTGAACAAATGATCGGTCGCGGTTCCCGCGTATATCCAGAAGTCGATCTCACCGGTGACTCCGAAGATCGACGGGAGCGCATTGCATTAAGCGCGAAGCCGGTAAATTCCATTCATGATTTCGTGGGGGTGAGCGGCAAGCATAAATTAGTTACCGTGGCCGATATTTTGGGTGGTAACGATTTGCTGAACTCCGAAGCGGTGAAGCGCATTCGTAAAAGCGGGATGCCAGGTGACATTGCCCAAACGATGTTACAAGTATCGAAAGAATTTGAAGAGCAGGAACGAATTAAGCAAGCGAAGGAATATCAAAAAGGCAAAGCGAGTTATCGCACTCATTTTGTCGATCCATTCAATTTATTTCAGGTTTCCGATGTTCGGAATAGTAAAGTGGATGGATGCTTTCGGCTGTCACCAAGGCAGGTTGAAGCGTTGCAACGCGCTGGGTACGATCCCGCAACTCTTTCGAGTACGCAGGGTAAGCAGCTTTTGGGTGGATTATCGGAGCGAAGAAATGCGGGACTTGCAACGCCAAAGCAGGTCGCGCTCTTACGCAAACAGGGAGTGCCCGGAGCCGAACAGATTCCGTTCCTAAAAGCCTCGGAACTTATTACGGCAATAGCAAATAATCACTGGGAGTTTAATTCATCAATGCTGCAATGAAAGACGGATTTTTAACAACATGCAATCACTGCGGAGAAACGATTCGATGGACTAAGACTCCATCTGGACTCGCCCCGATCCTCGAATCGGATTTCAGCGACAGGCTTTTCCAATGGCCGGAGAGAATCGCGGAACTTTCACATGCTCAGTGGAACGAGTGGAGATCCACTGCATATCAACATCTTGACGCACTTCACCTTTTTGGTGGTGGCAATTTGTACCACGAATGATCGAAGTCTGGCATGAAGGCAGCCCAATTCCATTCGACAGTTACGCAAAGAAATTCCCAATGATTCCCATTGAAGAAATAAAATCCCGAAATCCGATAGAGCGCGTGATCGGCGGCATGGTTCCCCTGAATAAAAAGGGAATGGGGCGCTGCCCGTTTCACGAAGAGAAAACTCCGTCGTTCGTTGTATACCATGATACACAGAGGTACAAATGCTTCGGGTGCGGTGCGTCGGGCGATGTGGTTGATTTTATTCAGTCAACCCATCGAGTCTCGATCTCAGAAGCGATAAAGATTCTCGACGGGAATAAGTTCGATGTTCGCGTAATTCCGGTTCCGATGAAAAAGCCGAAGCCGGTGGATGCAAAAATAAAAGCTGGATATGAGAAGATATTCAAAGCACCGCAGCCCTATTATGCCAAAAGGGTTCCCGATGGAATTAAGATGGAACGATGGAAAGAACTCGGTGCGGCGTGGAGCGAGAAAAAAGACGCGTGGATGATTCCATTTAGGAATGCAGCGTGTGAGATCATCGGGTTTCAGTTTCGTTCCTTAAAAGCATTCAAGTGGGCAATGGATGGCTCCTCGCTCGGATTGTTCATTCCGCGAATTAAGGTGCAGGAAGAAGTGTTTATTGCCGAGGGCGCAACGGACTGCGCGGCATTGCTTTCATTAGGAGTCTATGCTATCGCACGTCCCGCCGCGTTCGCTTGCCATGATATGCTTGCTGGATTTATTAAGGCTCAAAAAATCAAACGAGCAATAATCGTCAGCGACTACGATCCGAAGGTGAGCAAGAACGAAGTGAAGAGCGCGGGAATAGATTCCGCCCTGAAATTAAAATTAAAGTTACCGTGCGAATCTCGCATAATCGTTCCACCGAACGGATGCAAGGATATACGCGAGGCAGTGATCGCGGGGCTGGATCGAAAAACATTTTTGGAATATGCCGCTTTCAATTAAGAAGAGCAAGGATAGGTTCTGCTGCCCCGCATTCCTGAATTACGTTCGGAGCCAACCCTGCTGCGTGTGTGGCAAGCCCGCAACCGCCTCACACATGAAGAGTGTGAAGTTCGCGGATGGTTCCGACGCGCTGGCGGTTCCCGCGTGTATGCCGGAACATCATGTAGCGAGCACAAAAACGAGCAGGGAGATTTTGAAGAAAGCGGGAATTAAACTTCCTGTATTACACTTGAAGCTATGGACTGGATTTCTGCGAAGTCTTGGGCGTGGTTTTGTGATTGGATTTTCTCAGGAGCAATTCGAAGCGGCCTGTGGGTCGCTCGGACTCCGCGAAAAAGCTCCCACGAAGAGGAAGAACCGCGTCGCCGGTTTGCCCAGGCCGAAAATACTGGCACTAATATACTAAGCTCACCAGACTTTTTTATTCATTTTTGAGCCGGAAACGGCATATTTTTAACTTTTATGAGCACCACTAAACCTATTTGACTAATGGCAATACAGGTTCAACTTTTTAAATACGAAGAAGCGAATCACATTGATAACCTCACCACTATTGAAATTGATGGTGAGGTCTGGTTTGTGGCAACAGACGTTTGCGCGTTGCTCGATCTTCAAAACGTCACACAAAGCCTAAATGCCCTCGATGAAGACGAAAAGCTGCCCTATACATTACATAGGGCAGGTCAAAATCGCAACGTAAATCTCATAAACGAGAGTGGCCTATATGCTTTGGTGTTTCGAAGCAAGAAAGCCACAGCCAAGCAATTCAGGACCTGCTATACGAATTACGTAGTATGTTAGTGCCCAAATTTTAGATGAAGGCTCCATTTCCATATTTCGGCGGTAAAACAACCATCGCAGACCGCGTTTGGGCTTCGCTTGGGAACCCGGAACATTACATTGAACCGTTCTTTGGCTCCGGCGCGGTACTCCTGAATCGCCCGAACTATTCTGGGCAAACCGAAACCGTGAATGACAAAGACGGCTTTATTTGCAACGTATGGCGAGCCTTGCAGTTCGCGCCGGACGAAGTTGCGAAGTGGTGCGATTGGCCGGTGAACCATGCCGACCTAAGCACCCGCAGAAAAGTTCTCATTCAAAACGAACGCCGTCTTTTGGGGTGTTTGCAGAGCGACGATGAATGGTATGATGCGAAGCTCGCGGGTTACTGGATTTGGGCTGCGTCCTGCTGGATAGGTTCCGGGCTAACGCGCCCGAATGCAGTAACCCACATCAGCAATTCGGGGATGGGCATAAATTCCAAAAGACCCCACATCGGCAATTCGGGGATAGGAATCAATGCCCGAATACCTCACATCAGCGATTCGGGAACGATACCCAAAGAAGCATTCCGCCCGGAGCTATACGCATGGTTCCGCGAGCTACAAGAGAGACTAAGAAATGTTCGTGTAGTTTGCGGGGACTGGACTCGCGTTTGTGGCGGCAACTGGCAGAATAAAATGGGAACCGTTGGAATTTTCTTCGATCCGCCGTATGGAGTCGAAGATCGAGATGATGTTTACCAACATGATTCAACCTCTGTCGCGCATGATGTTGCCGATTGGTGTTTAGAGCATGGTTCCCATAAAGATTACAGGATCGTTTTATGTGGATATGAAGAACACGAACGATTGCTAAGTGCCCGGTGGACAAAAGAGACGTGGAAAGCGAACGGCGGTTACGGCAACGTCCGGCGAATAGGTTCCACTGCAACCGGCAAAGAGAATTCGAAGCGGGAAGTGATTTACTACTCACCTTATTGCATCGGAGGAAATGGCCAGCAGAAGTTGAACCTCGCGACGATAACCGAAGATCGAATTTAGAATACATCGAGAACATAAGAAAATTCCTCAACAACGAACCCGCAAATACATGAACATGCCTAAACACGCAGGCGGAAGGCCGACGAAGTATTCGAAGAAGCTCGCGCATAAGATATGCGAAAGGATCTCCGAGGGAGAGACGCTGACTAAGATATGCCAATCCGTTGGTATGCCCAACCGCACGACGATATACCTTTGGCTTGCCGATGGGAACCATAAAGAGTTTTTAGACAACTATCGAATTGCGCTTGATTTACAAGTGGATTATTGGGTGGATGAGATGTTCGATATTGCTGATGACGGCGCGAATGATTATTCTGAAGATGAAGATGGGAATAAGATCGTTAATTACGATCACATCAGGCGTTCCGCTCTTCGCGTTAATCTTCGGCAATGGAATGCAGCGCGACGTTCACCCAAAAAATATGGAGATCGTTCCGCCGTTGAAATGTCCGGCCCGAACGGTGCGCCGATCAATCCGGTAACTATTTACATCCCATCAAATGGCAGAGAAAAGAAAAGTGTGTAACGTGTTATACATTCGTGGATGAAATCAGGCCACAATCCGGCCCTCAGGAGGAGTTCTTATCGTCGCCCGCTGACATAGTCATTGCGGGCGGTGCTTATTTTGGCGGTAAGACTTATGGGCTGTTACTCGATCCTTTGCGAGATATTCATGATGCAGGAATGCGCGCCGTGTTCTTCCGGCGAGAGACACCGCAAATAACAGCACCTGGCGGGTTGTGGGAAGATGCGCGGGAATTATATCAGAGAGTTGGAGCGGAGTTTGTTGCAAGTCCACAGCATAAAGTAACATTCCCTTCGGGCGCAACGGTCACTTTCTCTCACATGCAGCATGAGGACGATCGGTACAACTGGGACGGCGCACAAATCCCATTGATATATTTCGATCAGTTGGAGCAATTCACGGAGCGGCAATTTTGGCATTTAGCTTTGGGCAGGAATCGTTCCGGCTCCGGTGTGGAGTCTCGCGTTCGCGCAACGTGTAATCCATTGCCTAAAATGTGGCTATCGGAATTATTAAAGTGGTGGTGGAACGATAACACCGGCTATGCGATACCCGAACGGAGCGGAGTCATTCGGTATTTCATCCGTTCGGATAATACATTGTTTTGGGGTAACTCTCCGGAAGAACTGCGAAAAGAATTCCCGGATATTCCTGACGATGAGTTTCTTCCAATATCGCTCACGTTCATTCCATCCACATTAGACGACAATCCTATCGGCGTAAAGCGCAACCCGCGTTATGCTGCTGCATTACAAGCGTTGCCATTGGTGGAGCGTGAGCGTGGTAGAAAAGGGAACTGGAAGATCGAAGATATTACCGGCGACGGACTGATCCATTTGGAATGGTGGAAAGACAAGATCATTTCACTCAAAGTCTGGAACGAAATGGATAAAAAAGAAATGTCATTCAAACGCGGCTGGGACCCCGCTGGCGGTGAAACGAAAGGAGCGGATTACAGTGCGGGCGTTCTGACGGCAAGGCATAAAGACGGAAGGAAGTTTGTCGTTCATGTTGCGCGTGGCAAGTGGAGTCCCAACAACCGGGAATTAATGATGAACTCGGTTTACGAATCCGATCAGGCTCAATACGGTGCGGTTCCTCATTACGCATGGAAATCCCGAACGCCCGACATGAATCGGTCCATACTCAAAGGCATGGACTATCGGATCACACTGATACCCGAAAAAGGTTCTAAGTTAGATCGCGCCAAAGCTTCATTCGCTCCTGCTGTCGAAGCCGGAAATTATTATTTAGTCGAAGGTGATTGGAACGCGGAATTTATCTTAGAGGGAGCTATGTTCACAGGCGAAGATTCGGATCAAATACGAAAGGACGATCAAATAGACGG